CTATTTGCCTCCTGAGTTATTACTTGATACGCATCATCCAGCTAACTCAAGCTATATGCAAAACTTAAACGGCATACGACGTATCATTGTATCTAAAACGCAGACAATGAAGCTGTGGCATGTAAAAGCTGTAAAAATGCAAGCGCAAGGTAAGAGTAATATTGAAATAGCTACTGCATTTAAAAAAACACCTGCTACAGTTAGACAAACGCTTTTGCGTAAAGATGCGAAAGAGTTACGTGCTACATTACAGCACTATAATATTGCAATGGACGGCCCTAACGACGCACATCGCCGACGTATGCTTTGGGAGATTGCAGTAGACAACCAAGACATAGAACCTAAAGTATCTATATCTTCTATTGCCGAAATAAATAAAATGAATCAGACATATGCTACTGGGTCTAAAGATACAGCTATTAACATTACAATTAACAATACATTACTACCTAAAGGAAAGTTAGACACATAGACGCTCAACTTGCCTACGAACCAAGAGATCAGTTCCTACCGTTTCATCAACGTGATAAGCGGTGGTCTGCTATTGTCGCGCACAGACGCGCAGGTAAAACTGTAGCCTGTGTAAACGAGTTGGTATTGCGAGCGCTCTATACAACAAAGAAGAACCCTAGATATGCGTACATTGCCCCGTTCTATGCCCAAGCTAAAAACATTGCGTGGGAGTATCTTAAAGATGCTGCCGAACCTTTCACCGCGACTTCAAAAGATATTAGGGAGAGTGATCTTAGTGTTAAGTTGGTCAATGGTTCCGTTATTCGTCTTTATGGTGCTGACAATATCGACGCTCTGCGTGGTATTTACTTGGACGGCGTTGTTCTTGACGAGTTTGGAGACTGCCGTCCGGGGCTATGGGCAGAAGTTATATTACCTACTCTATCCGACAGAAAAGGATGGGCGACTATAATTGGAACGCCTAAAGGTAAAAATACTTTCTATGACATGACGGAAAATGCAAAGACCGATCCAACTTGGTACTTTGCAGAACTAAAGGCTTCTGAAACAAAGATTATCGACACCGATGAACTAAAAGCTATGAAGCGTCAAATGACTGACGCGCAATATGATCAAGAGATGGAGTGTAGTTTCACCGCGCCTGTACTGGGGACATACTATGCGGGACAAATTGAAACACTTGAGAAAAATGGTCAGATATACTCACCTCATGCAGACTATGATCCTAACTTTTCGGTATCTATTGTCATGGATTTGGGATTCACCGACAGTACCGCCATATGGTTCTGGCAACCAAAACCTGACGGCTATGCTATCATTGACTACGAAGAAGCACACAGCCAACCGCTATCATACTACTTTGATCTACTCGAAAGCAAAGACTATACTTTCGATACCGTTTGGCTACCTCACGATGCAAGAGCTAGAACATTGCAAACAGGTCGGTCAACTATTGAACAATTCCTTGAACAAGGACTTCCTGCTAGGATTGTTCCTAATCTTAAAGTCCAACAAGGAATTGACGCGGGCAGGCTTATTCTCAACGATTGTTATTTCAACGAAAGAACTAAGCAAGGAGTCGAGGGACTTAGAGCCTATCGCAGACGCTTTAATGAAATTACCAAAGTATTCTCTGATACACCCCTGCATGATTGGGCATCAAACCCTGCTGATGCTTTTCGTTATCTAGCACTAGTGTGCCAAAAATCAGATGCCGTCCCGGTTGCTGATAGACCGCATCTTGACGACTTCACACGTAGGGAGTATAGTCTTGATGATTTATTCGAGAACCGCGATAGTGGTGGCAGTCAAGTAATGCGTTTAAGGATGTAATATGCAAGAATATGACAATACAAATACTGAAGCCGATAGCGGAACCGATAATAAGAAAGGCTATAAAAAACATGGTCAATCTTTTTGGGATAAGGAACTTGTAGCTGCTAATAAGCGCGTAAAAAAGTTCCACAGTAAAGGCGGCGCTATTGTAGATCGGTATATTGGCAAAGGCAGAACCGATGATATTCTTAAAACGTCACGATTAAATCTATTTCACTCAAATGTAAAAACTTTACAGTCAATGTTATACGGCAATTTGCCTAAAGTAGATGTATCGCGTAGATACGCTGATGGTACTGATGATGCTGCGCGTGTAGCGGCAGAAATATTTGAGCGGCTGTTAAATTTAGACGTACAAGAAAATGGTAAAGACTATGACGCAGTATTACGGTCATGTTTGCAAGATCGTCTTCTCCCAGGGTTAGGAGCAGCAAGAATAAGCTATGAAGTAGAAACAGAAGAAGTCCCCGACCCTATAACAGGCGAAATGATGGAACAAATAGTATCTGAATCTGCACCGCTTACATATTATTTTTGGAAAGACATTTTATGGTCTTGGGGGCGTAATTTTGCTACGTTACGTTGGGTTGCTTTTAGAAATGACATGGACAAAAAAGTATTTGTCGAAAGATTTGGCGAAGACGCTACTAAAAACATAGAATTTAAAGAAATGGCAGCGCATACGGACGCTGATGGCGGCGATATTGGTGAAAATGACAAAGATGTCATAAAAAAAGTAGAAGTTTGGGAGATTTGGTGCAAAGACACTAAACAAGTCTACTGGTACACTAAAGGCGCACAAAAATTACTTGATACTAAAGACGATACATTAGGGCTTAAAGGATTTTTCCCTTGCCCACCGTTTTTTATGGCTAATGCAACGACTACAGACTACATGCCTACCGCAGATTTTGTACTTAACGAAGATATCTATAATCAAATTGACCTTTTAGAAACTAGAATTAACAAAATTACTGAAGCCGTTAAGGTTGTAGGTGTTTATGATAAGTCTTCTACAGGCGTTAAGAATATGCTTAAAGAAGCTACAGAGAATGAGCTTATCCCGGTTGATAACTGGGCTATGTTCGGTGAAAAAGGCGGTCTGCAAGGACAAATCGACTGGCTACCTGTTGAAGAAATAGCAAATACGCTAAATAAACTGGTACAGCAACGTGACCAACAGATCGCCCTTTTACAACAAACCTCTGGCATGGCAGATATTATGCAAGGTGGGCTAGCTAACCAATATGAAGGTGTTGGGCAAACAAATCAGAAAGCAAAATTTGGCTCAGTACGTGTGCAAGCGCTACAAGACGAATTTGCTACATTTGCTACCGATCTTATGCAATTAAAAGCTGAAATTATTGAAAAACATTTTGAGCCGCAAACGATTGTTACGATGTCTAATATAGCTAATTCTATGGCGGCTGATGAAATTGGCCCTGCTATGGAAATTATTAAAAATCCAGATATGCCGTTTAGAGTAGAAATACGCCCAGAAAGCGTAGCAATGGTAGATTTTGCACAGTTAAAGAACGAACGCACAGAATTTATGAACGCTTTAGCTATGTTCTTGCAATCTGCCGGGCCTATGATAGAAAAAGACCCTACTACAACGCCGTATCTGTTAAAAATGTTACAGTGGACAATGGCAGGGTTTAAAGGTGCGTCTGAAATTGAAGGTGTGCTAGATAAAGCTATAGAAGCTGCAATTATAACCTCTCAAAAATCAATTCAAGAACCAAAACCTGACCCTGCGGCGGCTAAAGAACAAGCTAAAATGCAAGGTGAAATGCAGAAAATACAAGCTAAAGCGCAAGCAGATATGGCAGTACGAGAAGCAGATAAACAAGCTGACATTGCCGTTATACAAGCACAAATGCAAGCTGACATGGGTAAAATTGGTGCAGATAACCAAGCAGATATGGCTGAAATACAAGCTAAAATGCAGGCAGCTATACAAACTGAAATGGCAACGTCACAAGTTAATATTGAGCAAAATATGCAAGCTGTAAATGGTGAAATGCAAAAAGATTTACAAAAAATGCAGTTAGAATTAGAAAAAATAACTGCTGCGGCTAGTGTCGATATAGAAAAACAAGCTATTAAAGCTGAAATTGAAATTGACAAAGATAGGCTTGAGTAATGTCTGACAACAATTCTACTAGGCGCACTGGCTATAATAATCATAAATTTTCAAATAACTTTGATCGTATTTTTGGTACGGAAGAAGATAGAAAAAAACGTGCTATAATTACTAATGCAGAAATTAAAAAAGCTGCATCAAGTAAAAGTGCATACATTATGAAACCTATAGAACCTTTTAAAAGCCATGTAGACGGCAGTATTATTTCTGATCGCAGACAGTTAAAAGAACATAACCAACGAAACGGCGTTACCAACAGCGCTGACTATAGTGTTGATTTTATGAATCAACGCAGAAACTCCCTGGGTGCGGCCCAAGATCGCACCGCTAAAAAAGAGCGTATAGAAGCTCTTAAACAAACTATGAGGACAAAAGGCTATGAGTGACGAAATTGAAGCAGTAGAAGAAACAGAAGAAGTAACTGGCATACGTGCTAGTCTTGACAATGTTATTGGAG